ATGAAAAAAATAATCAATAAAATAAATGTGTGGTCATTGTATTATCGAACAGAGATTGTTTGGTTTGCTATTGGCTTTATCGTAGGAGTAATCATATGAAACTAAAAGAGATAGAGGCGAAGATAGGTAAGCTATCTAATCCTAGTAAAATGCCTTCGTATGCGTGGGGCATACCTACCAGTAAATGTATAACTGGTAGCAAGTTAGCAAAGATAGATGGTACTATCTGTAATAAATGTTATGCAGATAAAGGTTGTTATGTATTCCCAGTTGTAAAACTAGCGTATGAAAAAAGATATGAAGCTATTGAATCCAACGAGTGGGTAGACTACATGATAGAATTACTTACGATAAAGTACAAAAACCTAGATAAATCAAGGCTTTTTCATCGTTGGTTTGACTCAGGAGATTTACAATCTTATTCACATCTTATGAAAATATTTGAAGTGTGTGAGAATACACCACATATTAATCATTGGTTAGCTACAAGAGAGTATTCAATTATAGATAAGGTAGAAGAAAAAGATATACCAAAGAATTTATGTTTGCGTGCATCAGCAATTAAAGTAGATAGTCCACCACCTAAGTTTTGGAAGTGGACATCTGGTGTACATAAGAATAAAAAACCAATAGGTAGAGAGTGTCCTGCTTACAAACAAGATGGTGAGTGTGGTAGTTGTCGTGCTTGTTGGAATAGAAATATAAAACAAGTAAGTTATAAAGAACATTAGTGAGTGATACATTTACACTAGCACTTAAGTTTAGAATACTCGTTGAACAACTAGGTGGCGAGGTGACTGAAAAATCTATGTACCTTGACGGCAAGGGTAGTCAATTTACATTTAAAATAAAAGATAAATCTTTTGCAGTTGACTTGTGGGATGAAAGTATAGTGGAGGATTTTAATAAATGACATTTGTTTGGCGACACCCAAAATTTTATAAAAAATCAAAAGATAACTTGACAAATGAATTAAACTATGATAAGGGAATTAATCATGAAAAAATACAAAGTAAGACTAGCAGGACTAGGAATAGAGGCAGTAGCGATAATACCATTCGAGGAAGAACCAACAATAGAAAAGATAGAGAATAACGTAGCTTATTATTTAAATAATAATCTAATGAAAGTAGAGGCTAATGAATTTGTTAGCCCAGATAGATACTTAATAACATACGAGGAAGTGCAAGTTGAATTATAAGCAACAGTTAGAAGTAATTAAAAATTTAAATTTAAAACAAGATCACAAAGAGAGAACTGATTGTCCATTCTGTCATAATAGTAATACAATGCTGATTGATACCACTGGTAATAATATTGGTTGGTATTGTTTTCATGCTTCATGTAAAGCAAAAGGAAAACACGAGGGGCAAAAGACTATGGACTATGTAACTAAAACTTTTGCAAAGAAAGAAGATGATACAGAGTTATCTGTATTTACAATACCAGAAAGTTTCAAGTCACCTTTCTCGCATGAAAAGGCTATGAGATATTTACAAAATAATAATTGCTGGGATTCTTTTATGATGAACAGAGCAGATATTAGATATGATGTAGCACAAGACAGAGTTGTGTTTGTAGTTAAAAATAAATATTCAAATGAATATGCAGGTGCAGTAGGTAGAGCATTACACAGAGATACTTATCCTAAATGGTATATGTATGGCAGTAAGCATGTTCCATTTATTTGTGGTGAGGGTGATGACGCAGTGATCGTAGAGGATTGTGCTTCTGCTTGTGCAGTATCGGGTGTACTAACTGGCATTGCTTTGATGGGTACATCATTGGTAGATACACACCTTGCACATATCATGCAGTATAAAACTATTTATGTTGCACTAGATAGAGATGCAACAACTAAGTCTTTTTCTATTGCAAAAGAGTTAAGAGCAAAAGGTTTTACAAATGTAAAAGTAAAAGCACTTGAAGATGATTTGAAGTATTTTAAAACAGATGAGATAAGGAGTATATTTTATGACTGAGGAAATGATGAAGGAGATACTTGATGACTGGAATAGTTGGAAGTATGATATTATGGATATGAATAAATCTGAGTGGAATCAAAGAGACCAGAGTAAATTAGATACAATAACTGTAATACTAGAGAACGAATTAAAAATACAAAAAGCATTAAGCAGAAGGTAATGAAGGGAGATACAATGGAAAAGCAGATACTTAAAAAGATGTTGAACAAATCTTTTTATGACCAATACAAAGGCTCAGTATCTAGCAATGTATTCGAAGGAGACTTGGGATCATTGTTTAATACTATCAAGCGAGCACACTCAGAGTACGAGGATTCAATTAAGGTAGATGAGTTGTATGGATTGCATACTACCATGTATAATCCTGCATTAACTAGAGCAGCGAAGATAAAGTTCAATGAACTGATTGAAGACTTAAAAGAAATACAAGAGCCATCAAACGAGATAGCAAAAGATATTATGAAAGTTCTTGTAGAAAGAGAAACAGCACAGAAGATAGCAGTCGAAGCCACTGAAATATTTAATGGTAAACCTGCTAACTTTAATGAAATTATTTCTATCATTGAAAAACACAAAAGCAATACACCAGATGAGAAAGTAGAATCTGTATCTAATAATATTGGTGAAGTAATGAATCAGTTAATAGATACAACTAAATGGAAATTTAGTATATCTACTTTACGAGAAGAGGTAGGAGGTATTGGTGATGGTAATTTAATGATAGTTTTTGCTAGACCAGAAACAGGTAAGACTGCTTTCTGGGTTAGTTTAGTTTCAGCACCAGATGGTTTCGCTGAACAAGGTGCAAATGTTCATGCGTTTATAAACGAAGAGCCTGCAGTTAGAACTCAGATGCGAGCAATATCCTGTTATACAGGAATGACAAGAGAAGAGATTGTCGAAAATATAGAAGTTGCAAGTGGCAAATGGGATCTAATAAAAGACAATATCAAATTATTTGATACTGTTGATTGGACAATGGACGACATAGATGCACATTGCGAGAAGCATAAACCAGATATAATTATTATTGATCAACTTGACAAAGTAAATATATCTGGTACATATGCTAGGTCAGATGAAAAACTTAGAGCAATATATACAAGTGCCAGAGAGATTGCTAAACGTAGAAACTGTGCTATCATTGCAATATCACAAGCATCTAATGATGCACACAATAAAAGGCATATGGATTTTAATATGATGGAAAACTCTAGAACTGGTAAAGCAGCTGAGGCTGATTTAATTATTGGTGTTGGTAAAAACTCAGATGTTGATGGTCAGGAAAATATGGATAGAACTTTGTGTATATCTAAAAATAAAATAAATGGGTATCATGGAATTATTGAGTCTAAAATTTATAGAGAGATAAGTAGGTACGATGTATGATTACAGTAGTTGATGTAGAAACAACATATCAAAAAAATAAAAACAATGGTTTTGATCCATCACCATTTCATCCAGATAATAAATTGGTAAGTGTTGGGTTAGAATCAAAGTTTGGTAATGAATATTATTTTACATATCACTCTGAAAAAGTTAGTGAAGGTTGTTATGATTTGATACAAGAAAGATTAGATCAGACTACACTGTTAGTAGGTCACAATCTTAAATTTGATTTGATGTGGATGTTAGAGGCAGGATTTAAATATTCTGGTAAAGTATATGATACTATGTTAGGTGAATACATACTTAACAAAGGTATTAGAAAATCTTTAACATTACAAATGTGTTGTCAACGTAGGAAGATAGGTATGAAAGATGATCGTATCAAAGAGTATATGGATCGTGGTATATCATTTGATAATATACCTGCTGATTTAGTTGAGGAGTATGGTAGGAATGATGTGACTATTACTAAAAGATTATTTGATTCACAGATGCAAGACTTTAAACTACCTGCTAACAAAGACTTAATTAAAACTGCAAAGATGATGGGTGAGTTTTTAGTTGTGCTATCTGATATGGAACGTAATGGTATCTATGTTGATTTAAATGTTTTAGAAAAAGTAAATGCAGAATATACTGCAGAGAAAGAATATCTAAGACAGAAGATAAGTAAGATTGTATATAATAAAATGGGTGACACAGAAATAAATCTATCTAGTCCAGAACAATTATCGTGGTTAATATATTCTAAAAAACCTTTAGATAAAAGTAATTGGGCAAAAATATTTAATGTAGGTATAGACAAAGCAACTGGTAAGAGTAAACGTAGACCACAGTTTTCTAGAAATCAATTTAGATCTTTAGTTAAAAATAATAGTGAGCCTGTTTATAAAACAAGTGCAAGTAAATGTTTGCACTGCGATGGTAAAGGTGTAATTAAAAAAATAAAAAAAGATGGTAGTCCATATAAAAATTATACTAAGTGTGCAGATTGTGATGGTGATGGTTTTATATATCACAAGATGGCTAAACTTGCAGGGTTTAATCAGGTGCCTAAAAGTGTGTATGATATATCAGAGTCAGGATTTAGAACAGATAAGATAACTCTATCTAAACTTTCAGCAGAATCAGAGGGAGAGTTAAGAGAGTTCTTAGATGCTATTGTAAGATACAATGCTATAGATACTTATCTATCAACTTTTATTTCAGGTATAAAAGATCATACAGATACTAATGGTATGCTACATCCTAAATTTATGCAAGCAGTCACAGCTACAGGTAGATTATCAAGTCGTGATCCTAATTTTCAAAATCAACCTAGAGGTAAAACATTTCCTATTAGGCAAGTTGTCAAGTCTAGATTTACTAATGGTAAAATATTAGAGATAGATTTTTCTCAGCTTGAATTTAGAACTGCAGTGTTTATGGCACAAGATGAGCAAGGTATGGAAGATATAAAAAATAACATTGACGTGCACCAATATACTGCAGATATTATTGGAGTATCAAGACAAGATGCTAAAGCACATACATTTAAACCTTTGTATGGTGGTGTGACAGGAACTGAAGATGAAAAGAAATACTATCGTAAGTTTTTAGAAAAGTATAAAGGAATAAAAGCATGGCATGATAAATTACAAACACATGCTATTAAATTTAAATGTATACAGATACCAACTGGTAGGCAGTATGCTTTTCCGTATGCTCAAAGAATGCCTTGGGGTGGATCTAGTTATGGTACACAAATAAAAAATTATCCTGTGCAAGGTTTTGCAACAGCAGATATTGTTCCGTTAGCATGTATAAATATATACAATCTAATGAAAGAACAGAAAGTAAAAAGTTTACTCGTAAACACAGTTCACGATTCTATCGTAGCTGATGTTTATCCTGGTGAAGAAAGTGTGATGGGTAAAATATTCAAGCAGGGCACAAGCAGTGTTATTGATTCATTGAAAAAATATTATGATATAGATTTCAATGTTCCACTTGACACAGAGACAAAAATAGGATATAACTGGTTAGATATGAAGGAGGTAATAACTATATGATACTAAGTGATTCTGAAAAGAAAATAAAACAATATATGGTCATGGGTAAATTCAAACACTCTGATACATTTATTCTTGAAAAACAGTTTATTAATAAACGTAGTGCAGATGCATACGCAGAGTTAATGAATGATAATAAAGAGCACGAGGGATACGAGTACTTTTTATTTGAACAATCAAAAGCCTATAACGTGGAGGATTAATATGATTGAGGCTCTAGAAACTTTAGATGAGTATGAAGATGTGGACATTACTGTCTACGATGAATACCAAGCATTCGTAAGAAGTTACGAAGGTGCATACTCCATACTCCGTCTAAACAAAGACCATGAAGATTATTCAGCATGGAAGCAATATGCTGAGTATGATGGTTTTAAAGTAATACAAACAGATGGGGAGACAGAGTTATGTTAGATATATTTTTATCTGCTTGCTTAGTAGTAGTTATCTTTCTGTGGATATGCGACTTAGTGTACCCACCGTATAAGAAAAAAAGTAAAAAATAATACTTGACATATTATACAAAATATGATATACAATAATTTTTATAAGGAGGTGTTCAATGTCAGATAATGAACTCATAAATATAAACCAAATGACCGATGAGCAGATAATGAAAGCTATCGGTCAAGATGATGGTACATCTAGTAGTGATGGCATTCCTAGATTATCTATCAATAGAAGCCCAGAAGATGACGATGGTAATCAAATACCAGTAGGTTATTTTTCTGTGTTTGATACAACCATAGGTAAAGTTGCGTATGGTAAACCAGTTAACTTCAGACCATTTATTAGTGGTATGCAATACATGCACTACGATACTGATAAGGGTGAGTATGTTAATAGATCAGTTATATTTTCATCACACAAAGATGAAGCGATTGATATGTTAGGTGGAGTTAATTGTGGTAAAGTTCCATACAAAGACAGAGACTCACTATCACCAGATCAACAAATGATACAGAGAACTATCAGATGTTATAGATTAGTATATGGTGTAGTTAGTTTTGATGGAGTGTTAGCTAATGGTGAAAAGCATAAGGTAGAAAATCTACCTACGTTGTACAGAGTATCAGGTACAGCATTCTTACCTGTAAGTAATGCTATCAAAAGACTTAAAGATAGTGGTAAGGTTATGTTAAAACAAGTGCTATCTATTGATACTGAAAGGCAGAAAAAAGGTGGTAATACTTTTTATGTTCCTGTAATTGATCCTAAGTCTAGTTCTGAATTACAGTTTACACAAGAAGATAACGACACTTTAACTGTGTTTCAACAAGCTGTTAAAAAAGAAAACGATGAAGTTATCGCAGCTTACAAAAATGCTAGAGCAAAGAAACCAACTGATCAAGATGGTGAAGACGCTAAGATTGTGGAAGAGATGGACGATAAACTTCCAGAGGAAGTATTGACATCATAATGAATACAATACTAGATAAAGTAAAGATATATCTTGATAAAGTATCTAGCAATCCTGTTGCTATCTCTGAGGATTTAGTCGAGGAGTTTGGTGAGGCATGTAAAAATGCTTTGCGTAGACAGTTCTCAGAGAAGCGTAAGGACAAGTTTGAACCTAGAATGTCAAATATAGGTAGACCACTATGTCAATTACAGATGGAAGCAAAAGGTATTAAAGGTGATGGCCAACCTTATAATAACAAGATGCG